CGCGCTCAACGCTGTGACCCAGTGGGCCGACCACGAGCGCACCGTGCGAGTGACCGAGGCGACCGGGAACGGGAGGACGGAGACCGATGCCCAGCGCGAGGCCCGTGTCCTCTCCAATTGGGTCGGGTCCTGCGCGGACTGGAAGGCCGTGGCGCTGAGGGAGGCGGCGCAGCTGCTGTGAGCCGGGCTCTTCGAGGATGGTCCAGCCCTGAGGCCTGGGCCCTGGCGGCCCTCGCCCTGGGGGCGGAGCCCGACCTCGTGGAGGTCGCGCAGGACGCTTCCGATGCGTGGGAGGGAGACGATCCCGCCGCGTTCCTGGAGGCCCTGCAGGAGGCCCTGGTGCCCCACCTGCTGGCCCTCTGGGCCGATGCCTCTCCGGTGCTCTGCTCGACCCCTGCAGCCCACGAGCTTGCCCGGTGGTTCGCGCAGACTCGGACCATGGCGGTGACCCGCGCGGACCTAGCGGCCCTCTCCGCAGCCTGCTGGCAGGAGGGAGACGAGTGAGGACCCTGTGGGACTGGATCGTCTGCCTAGGCGTGTTCTGCGCCTTGGTCCTCTCCGCCGCGTGGCATGGAGGTGAGGACGGCCCGGTGGACTGACTCCACCTGCGAGCCTGCTACGGGCCCCGGTTGGCATTACGCTGGCCGGGGCCCTCTTCGTGCCCCACGAGCCGGATGGGCCGGGCTCGAGCGCCTACGGAACGGGACGGAGCTCCCTGGGCCCCCGCTGGCCGGGACGGGCCCGGATGCTGGCCTCCAGGAATTCGAGGCTGGGGGGATTCGGCCCTCGTGGAGGCTCCTGGGCCGGGCGCAGCTGCATCGGATTCTGGGGCTCGATTGTGACGCAGCTGCATCGGATTCTGGGGCTCGATTGTGACGCAGCTGCACCGATTCAATCGAGTTGAAATTGCATCGGATTAGATAGATAGACTCGATCCCGCCGATGCAATTCGAGCCCGGCCGCGCGGTGGATTTCCAGTCTGTCCCGATCCCCTTTCCAGGCCCCTGCAGGCCTGCAATTCGAGCCCCCCGTGGCCTCCCTCGTGGCCGGATGGGCCCGCCCAGGCCCCTCGTGGGCCCCCACACCCCCCCACGGGGGGTAGCGCGAGTAGCGACTGCGTATATAGACCTCTCAGATTTTCCCACCAAAACTTTCTGGTGGATTGCCTTGGAGTATGATGGGTACTGACCAGGGAGGTCCCCGACAGGTCAGCGATGTGTTGGCCGGGGAAACGAGATTGGCCTCCCTGGTCACCTCATTACATGGACCCCATCCTGATCGGCTGCGAGCAGAGCCAGATTATCTGCCAAGCATTCCGCCACGCTGGCTACGAGGCGTACTCCTGCGACCTCATCCCTACCGCAGGCAATCCTGACTGGCACATTATTGGCGATGTGATGGAGGTCATCCCCACGCGGAAGTGGAGCTTCATCCTGACCCACCCTGACTGCACTGCCATGGCGGTGGCTGGGAACAAGACCTACGGCCCTGGCAAGCCCAAGCATGACGAGAGGCACAAGGCCATCGACTGGACGGTCAAGCTGTGGGACCTGTCTGTCCAGCACAGCCTCTATACCGCCCTAGAGAACCCGGTCAGTGTGATCTTCCAGCACCTGCAGGCCAGGGGTGCCGACACCACCTATGTCCAGCCCTACGAGCATGGGCACAACGAGCGGAAGAAGACGGGCTTTGCTATCCGCAACCTGCCCCGTCTTCAGCCCACCCAGATCGTAGAGGACTACGACTCTAGGAAGCTCCAGACCGCCCATGCCGACTGGCGCAAGGCTTTCCGGAGCATCACCTTCCCTGGCATCGCCCTGGCTCTTGTCGAGCAGTGGGGGCCCCTGATCGCCCGTGACCCCAAAGAGTCCACCGTCCTGGGCGTCTGGTCTGACCGTAACATTCAGCAGCGACTTGAGGCCCTGAAGAACAGTAGGCCGATTGATGCCTAATCAGGCCTGCACAAGCTGCGGGGTCACCATGCCCCACACCAACGAGTTCTTCAACTGGGCCGATCAGCCTAGGTGCAAGAGGCTCCGCAAGAGATGCCGGAAATGCGAGGCATCCGCTCGACGCCGGGCTGACAAGATCAGGCGTGAGCGCCGTAGGTCTGTAAACCAGTCACCCGCAGCAATCGGCCCGCCCTTTAGTCGGGGTCAGGCGTGGGAGGCGTATCTTCATAATCGGAGAGGCGACGGTTGAGGACATGGACCTTTAGGGTCAGGGTCGCCACAAGCTCCTGAAGCTGGGTCAGCTGGTCTCGGTCTACCTCGACTGTGCTCCAACGCCTTTGGCATTCGGGGCACACTCTCCTGCGCCTCATGCCCTGGAAACGCTCGCTCCAGCGAGAGTCCAAGACACGAGACTCAGGAGCGAGGCAAAAGACACAGACCACCTGAGACAACCTCAGCGGCCTCCACCTTTTCCGCCTCGGCTGGGCGGAACAACCGTCTTGCTGGTGGTGGGTGCAGTGCGAGAGGAGCTACCCCCGACGCGCATGGAGGTTCGGGCAGGACGAGCCGTAGCCTTGGCCTTGGCTTTGTAGCCGTTCTTCTTGGTCTTCTTCTTCATGGATCGACTCCAGGGTTAGACGGACATGCCCCGACGCCGGGGCTTTTTCGCGGTCTTGGCAGACTCGCGGAAGTCTTTGGCTGAGGGTGCCCCAGCAGTGCCGGGCTTCCTCATGCGCTCGCCAGAGCCCGCAGCAATGCGGCGGCGCTTGGCGTGGATGTTTGCGTACAGTCCTCGTTTTGCCATGTCAGGGCCCGATCTGGATAGGGGTGGCGGCGGGGCGTGTCCCTGTCACAGGAGCCTGAGGGGCACGGCCTGAGTAGCCAATCCCCAGCTGCTGCGCTGCAAGCTCACGCTGCTTGCGCCTGATGCAGTTTCTCTGACACGCATCCTTCACCTCGAAGGAGTCAGTCTGCTGGCACATGGGGAACTTGCAGAACACGGTCTCCTCGTCCTGTAGCTCAGGAGCCTCAGGCTGAGGCTGGCTGGGCTCTAGTTCGATTTTGATTCGGAGGTCGAGCATGAGGAGATCCTGCTGCACCAAGCAGCAACAAGAGGATAGTTGTCGATCACCAGCTGAGTGATGACCTGTTCTAGAACTCTAACAGATGACTCAGAAAGTCTGAGACCATACATGTCAGACACGGCATGCAGCAGTTCATGGAGAACTGTCATGTCCTCATCCTTCTGAGCCTGAGGCTTGATCAGGATGCGGGTGGGGAAGTTCTCAAAGCACCCAAAAAGACCCTCCAGTGTCTCGTCTCTGTAGACGGGGATGTAGGAGGGTCCGACTTTGATTGTGGACATGTGCTCCATGTCCCTAAGTTACCTTAGCATGCCTAGGCTCTTGCTAGAGCTTCCCCCTACCCCCTCCTACAGCTAGAACCTAGGGTTCTTCCTAGGGGGTAGTAGGGGGTCTAGCTGTGGTCGGTGCTAGGCTCGTGCCCAGCCTTTCTAAGCATGTATAAGGGTGCCTCCCTCTATAGGAGGCCCTATTACAGACTGAACCATGTGGTCTGTCTGTTTGGCTTGCCGTGGATCAGGTGGCAGTTTTCTACGAAACGCTCCATCTCCTGCTTGAATAGCTCCTCAGATCGGGCAGCCAGGGCCTCGTCCACATCCCTGGCCATCTGTTCGACCCAATACGCCACAGCCATGCTCAGGACATCAATCCGGTCGTCATGGGCTAGGCTGCCCTTGTCCCGCGTCAGGCGGGTCATTTGATAGAACAGCTGGTATCGGACCTGCGCCTCTGGCGAGAGGCTGGTGTTGCTGGTCTTGTCCTGCTCGATCACCTTCCTGTCCACGATCAGCCTGTGCTGGTTCATGACAGGCTCCATGCAGTCCAGAATCCGGCGCTCCTTCTGGATCGAGTGCCGAACCTCCTCGACCGTGACCGGGTGTGTACGAGTCAGGTAAGGCTGCAGCAGCTTGGTGAACATGCCGTCACCGAAGTTGCTCTCGATGATTACATAGTTGGCCTTATGCTCCTTAGCGATGTCGGCAAGCCCCTGTAGGGTTTCGTCGCTGTAACCGCCTGGGAAACCACCAGCTGCGGTCAGGAATAGCTGGCTGTTCAGCATCTTGACGACAGCATAGCTAGTCTCATCCGCTCCACGGCCAGCAGGGTCGATGGCCAGTACCGACCCCTGAGGCTCAACCCAAGAGCCCTGGATGGCCATAGGGCGGTAGTATTTGTCAGCCCCCATGCCCACGCAGTGCAGGTCGTTGTAGGCAAGCTCCGGAGTGTTGGCCCAGACTACCTTCTCTGGCAGCAAATCGCCGGGCAGGTTCATGACGCAGAGGTCAGATAGGCGCAGCGGGTAGCGGCTGGCGTCACTGAGGCTCTGGTCCAGCATGAACTGCAGCTGGAACCCGGTTTTGCCGTAGCTGGCCTCGCGCTCCAGCAAGTCTGTGTGGGAGAAACGGTCTGGGTCGGTAGGCTGCCCGGCCATGGACGGGTCCTCCTCCAGATCCGCTATCAGGCGCGGTGCAAGCGCGTCTCCGAAGTTCTGGACCTGCTTGGCGGTTGGATACCGGGCAGGCCAGATACGCGGCTTGTATCCCCTCTGAGGCAGCAGAGCGTAGATAGACAGTTCACTCTGGGGCGTGCCCAGGAACATGATCCGCCCGCCCGGCTTGATGATGGCCTCGAACTCCTTGATTACCTCAGCCAGCTTGTCCCGCATCTGCTGGGTCTGGCTGTTGTTCAGGGACTCACCGTCGTCACAGATGATCAAGTCTGCACGACTTCCCGTCATCTGGCCCAACAGTCCAACCGACTTGACTGACGGGGCGTGGGCTGCTGGGGCAGGCCCGACATCGAAGCTGATCTTTGAGTCCCGCTGACCCTCGCGTGTCTTGAGGTGCTGCAGGATCGGCATCTCACGGATGAGACGCTGAGTGAAGGTGGTGAAGTCGGTGCTGCGCTGGGCAGAGGCCGACACCACCAGAATGTTTTTGGTTGGGTCCAGCAGAAGCTGGTGGCACACGAAGGCCGAGGTGATCCAGCTTTTGCCCACACCACGGAATGCCTCCACCATGGCCCGTTTTGGGCCGTGCTGGATGTAGTCAGCAATCTCGTACTGGACCGGGGTCGGGTCGGGCAGGTTCAGGTGCTTCCAGCAGAGATAAAGGAAGTTCCTGAAGTCTTTGACCCTGGGGTCGAGTTCCGGAATCTGGACCCGTTTCTTACTTGCCACTGTCCACCCTGCGGAGGGTCAGCTTCTTACCGTTCACATACATAACGACAACCTCAGGCCCGTGGTCCGTCACCGAAACGCCGCTAAACGGGGCGGGCTGGCTTGGCATAGAGGAGGCGCATGCGTAGGCGCAGGCGAACCCAACCGCACAGGTCAGTGCCGTTTTGATGTATTTCATTCAGCCTTGGCTTCAGGGTCGGCAAACGGGAGGGACTCACTCAGTTTCAGGATAGGGCTATCCTTGAAAGCGACCGAGTCAATCCCGTTGTCCTTGAGAAGCTGTCGAGCAACATTGAGTTCGGCAGCCGTGGCCGCGCCTGACTTGACACGGCTCAACAGGTCTTCGGTTAGCTCCTTGTGGAGCATCTCCATGATCTTGTCGATATCCATTACCAGTTGGAGTCGATGTCAACCGTGGCGTAGGTGTCGGTGCCGGACCCACCAGAAAGCGTTCCGCCGCCTAGCAGTACGGAAGAGGACGAAGAAACCGTTGCGGAATTGCCAGTAGTGCCTGGAATAAGGTGGGCAGCGTTGAGGCGGGTCGCGCTCGATCCGTTGGTGAACTGTACAAAGATTTTTCTGTCGGCAACCGCCTGATCAGCCACGGCCCTCAACGCCGCCACATTGATCCCGTTGTTGCTTGAGGCGTCTTGCACGAAGTAAAACAGACTCCAGTCAGCCTCGGGGCTCCGGTCAATCCCTACAGCGTAAATTACAATGCTGTTACCGAACGCATCGGTAATAGTAGTTGTGTCGCCATGCGCGGGCTCGAAGGGCCCAACCGCAGCAACAGCGTTTGTGAGTGACGACGCAACAGCCCCCGTAAGGGTGGTCACATTCGCCCGCATCTGAGGGGCTGCGGCCAGCTGAACAGCAAACGAATCACTTGCGTTAGCCTTGACCTCGCCAGCACCTGCCGTCATCCAGCTGCCGATGATGACATCCCCAAGCTGGGCCCAGGGAGCCTCGTCGCAGATCCGGCCCTCAATTCGGACTTTGATAGTGGTCCCTGCAGCGCCCTGAAGCTCTGCATGAACGAGGGCTGAGTTGGTTCGAACGAAGGTGGGGACATGCACAGTGTCACCCCCAGTCGATCCCTTTTTATCTAGAACTCGGTCAGACATCAGCTCATTAGCCAAGCCTCCACTTGGACTGCGGTTCCGTTACCAGTCATTCCGATGGACATGTACGGGAACATATCAACAACCACCGTATTTGTGTTGTTGACCACCATGTCACCGATCACTTGGTTGGTGATCTCGTGCCAGGGAGCGTCGGGAGCGATGCGTCCGTAAAGCGAGACAGTGCCAGCAAAGGTCGCGGGCAGCTTGACCTGAAACAGGCCCTGCTCGTCACGCAGCCGCGCAGGCTCAAAAATGGTAGTGCCTGCTGTGACTGAAGCAGCGTTTGAGTCCAGCAGTTTGGTCGTGATGTTCATGTGAGGAACTGAGTTAGGTAAGAGACGATGGCCCCAACAGCGATGGTCACTCCGATTGCATAAGACTTGTAGTGCTCAAGCGCCCTAAGCCTTTCGTCGTGTTCTGTCAGGGTGTGCTGTTGGACCTTGGAGATGTTCAGCAGGGAATCGACCTTCCCTTCCAAGCGGCCAAGGATAAACGAGATGTCCGGATCGTTGCTCGCCATGACTCATCGGGGATCAATCCCCCGCATAAGCAGTCTAGAGTCGTTCTCAATCCGGCTGTAGTTTGCCGCTAGATCCGGGTATTCCCTAAGCATGTCAGTGAACGCGGCCCGCTTGTAGACCTCGATCACCTTCTTGATTTCGGTGATCCTGGGGCTGTCAGTCTCGAAGGTCGAGATGGGCGAGAGGCGCTTGTACTGAGGGCTCCTAATCAGCTTGTTCAGCGCGGCCCTCAGGTTGCGCCCGCGCACCTTGACCTTGCCAGTCAGTTCGCCCCAACGGTCGTAAGCGTCCTGATTGTTGGTAGGGTTGATGTACTCAGTCAGGCGGATGCCGTTCTTGACGGGCTTGGGCGGGGTGAACCCGTGGCCCAGGTTGGCCATCTCATTCTTGATAGCATCATCCGAAACTTCGGAGTATGCGATTGGGACGAACATGTCGAGGATCTGGTGGACCCCCTTGGACCCCAGAGATGTGACCCGCTTGACAGGCTCACCCAGAACATTCCGAAGAGGCCGGACATTCTCACTCATGTAGGGAGTCTTGGCCATGAGCGCCTCGTGGAACGACTGGACATCCCGAAGGGCGTCGTCGCCAGCTGCGTGGACCGACTGACCCATGAAGCTGCTGAAAGGCAGCATCGACGCGCCGTAGGTTCGAGCCAGCTTTGGCATGAAGCGGTCGGGGTCTTGGACTGCCTCAAGCATGTTGGCCAGACCAGCAAGATAGGTCTTGTTGGTGAAGTTGTTGGCCATGGCCACCCCGATCCCCATGAGGACCGTGTCGCCGTCTTCCTGCTCTTCTAGGGGCGCGTAGCGGGTGTAGTCGGCAATGTCAGCGATGGTTCCGAGGATGGTCGCAAACGGGTCCATCCGCTGGTAGCTGACATACCCTTCAGATGTCTTGATGCTGTAGGGCTGCCACCCAGTCTCCTTCAGAAGGTTCCGCATTTCAGGGTCGGCAGGGCCACGGCCCGTGACAACTCCTTCCATTGCTTTCTGCCCCACGATGAAGATGGCACCAGCACCAGCTGCCAGACGCCCGGCAACCTCAGCAATCTCACCCTTGTCGCCAGACGAAAGCTGGCGGATGGTTTTGCTCTGCGCCGTCCGCAGGGCGTCCATGTTCTTGCCCGTGAACTTGTAGAAGGCGTACTTCGCCACCGCCGGGTAGGGTGCCAGTCGTCCACCAGCCTCCATGGCGATGTTCATGGGGGTCCGGACGAACGGGAACACGAACCTGAGCATCGGGTGCTGAACAGCCATCCGCTGCAGGCCAGCAGAGATTGAGCCTTCAGCCAGCGCCTTGGTGAAGGTGATCTCCTCAGCGTATTCCAGGCCTCGCTCGGAAATAGTGTTCAGGGTCGTGTCAAAGTTGCTGGGCTGCTTGATCCATTGCTGGGCGTATTCGCGGATCTCCACAGGATCAACAAAACCCTTAGCCTTAGCATCCTCGACCCCGCGCTTGTACGCAGTAGAGATTGAGAACGCTTGACCATTCTCAATCAGCTGCTCCATGCGGTCGTGAACATGGGCGGCGATATCATTGCCCTTGAGCCCGTTGTCGATAGCCTCGCGGGTGAGTGCTCGACGGGCACGGGCTCGGTAGTTCAGCTGCTTGAAGAACTCGTCGGTCCCGGTCAGGATCGAGCTAGGCACGCGGATGACATTGCCCATCCACCGGACACCGGGAGCAAAGTAGGAATCCGGGTTCATCCGAAGCGCCTCGGGCGTGATAGCGCGTCGGGAACTGGTGTCCATGATCTTGGCCGCAGGATCGAGAATGTTCTCCCCGTTCTTCATTGCGACCCAAGCAAACTTCCAAGACTCCGAGGCCGAGGAGAACAGGTGGGCAAGCTCAGACGCTGCGTCGGCAAACTTGGACCCGTTCAGCGTGAGGGACGCGCCAAGCATTGCCTCCAGCGGGCGGTAGATGGACATCATCACGCCACCCAGACCGTTGACGAACAGGGTCTTGCCACCAGACAGGATCGAGTTGATCCAGTATTCGTTCAGCACATTCATTGCAGTGCTGAACCCTGAGGTCTGGGTGAGCTTGTTCGCCGCCCCAAGCCCGCCAGCCTTGTTGGCGTGCAGGATCAGGTCGGCAAGGCGCTTGCCCTTGGCACGGCCACCATGCATCTGCATGAAGTTGGCCAGCTGCTTCGGGTCGGAGATAATGCCCTCAAGCGGAATCCTGTTGGCCCCAAGGCCACGGCCCTGCTCAGAGAGAACGCCTTTGATTCCTGCGATCAGGTTGGCGTTGAACTCTGCGTGGGCGATGAACTGCGCCAGCGCCTTGTCAGAGTTCTGACCAGCCGCCACCTCAGCAGCCTCTTTGGCCAGGAACTCTCCATAGGTGATAGCCAGACGCTTGTATGCCAGGACCCTCGCATTGATCCGGGCAATCATTTTGTTGTCCTGAGCGATGTCGGCCATCAGCTTCATCTGGAAAGCCTGCTCGCTCTTGGGCGGCAGACCAATCAGATCGACAAGCTCTGCGCGGGAACGCTCCAGCTGCTCGTCAAAAGACTTGGCCGAGAGGTTGGGGACATCCGCCTCCATTACAGAGCGGTACAGGCTCTCGAAGGTCCGCATGACTGCAAACGCATCATCGGACCCGTAGAGGTGAGCGAGGTTTAGGTCGTTCCGCTCAAGCTCTGCGTCGAGAAGATCAGCCTTGGTGTACTTGTAGGTCTGTCCCCCAGTCACGGGGTCGGTGACAACCTCCCTCGGGTTGATCTTCTGGTTAGGCAGCTGAATCCGGTTGTCGATGACCGACAGGATGTTCTGGGCAGTCTGCTCGTCAATACCAAGCCCACGCAGCAGGCCGGGGCGCATGTCCTGAACGCGAGGTCCCCTTGGAGCACCAGAGGGGGTAGCCCCTCCACCAAGGTAGGCCCGCGTCATTGGAGCCACACCAGGGGAGTTGATGTCGATAGGCCTCATGTTGTTGAGGCGCATCTCCAAGGGCAGACCTTTTACTTCAATCGGAGGGACCTTACCCTCAAAGAAGTTGTTGAAGACCTTGGTGGCGTGGTCAGGACCCCAGAGCCGCTGAATAGCAGACATCATCCGCCCAAAGACTTTTCGGGCGTATTGGAGGACAGTCAACTCAGGCTCGGGCAGCTTGTCAGCGTACCTAGCCAGAGACTTGTCCGTCATGACCTCGGCAAACCACTCATCAAAGTTGGTCCACCTGTAAGAGTCGAGGGTGAACTGGCCAGCAAGGAGCTTTTCGTACTCCGTAGGATTCTTAGCGATCCAGGCCTTCCGCTCCTTGAGATATTGCTTGTTCAGCCTCTGGACCACCCCGTTGTCAACGAAACTGCTGAGGTGGTGCCAAAGCTCGTGAAGGACGGTGCGCTCAAGCTCCCCCTTATCAATCGCTCTTTGGCTGATGTGGATAAGTCCACTGAGGAAGTTATATTCCCCTGCACCGCCCATCACCATGCTGTCTGGTTTCAGCACGCGAAGTTTGACCACACTGAAGAAGTCCTCACCAATTTCCCGAACGAACCGTTCGAGGGTGTGGATTCTCCGAGGGTGGAGGTTGCGGTTTAGCTCGGGATTGCGTGCAGCACCTGCGACATCGAGCGTCTTGTCAAGCCCTTTGACTGCCTGACGGTTCTTGAACAGCTCTAGCCTAAGCCGCTCGATGATTTGCTCCGCCCCGGCGTCAGCGATGTAGGACGGGGCCCCGTCAGGGATGTGGTCGCCGTAGTGGCGAAGGCGGGCCCCCTCTCGATACAGCAGAGCATCCGCAACATCGCGTGCCCCTTGAGTTACGGCTTCGTCGGGCGTGTAGATTTGAGCCCTTTTCTTGCCGTAGGTTTTTCCGTCAGCAGGATCAAACCCACCCAGAACCTTTCTGGGAAGGTCGATGTTTTTGAACGCATCCCTACCGCTACCAAAGTAGATAAGCGACCCGTCAGGAAGCTCGTTGATGTATGCGTACTTTTTACCGGGGAAGTAGAACGAAGGCTGACTGACCTCGATCTTGAGGATGGTGCCTCCAGCTTCTTTTTGGATGATGGCGGCAGTGACCTTTTCATCCTGAATGGCACGAGCCGCTGCGGGCCCTTTCTTGCCATAAACCTGAATAAGCGTGTCCTCGCGGACCCTGGACGCCTTCTTCAGGCCCTTATCTACCTGGGGTCCTTGCAGGTTAGGCCAATCTTCGCGGATGGGCCCAAGCTCGTAAAGGTCTTGCAGTCGAGACCGCACACGACCCAGATCAAAGAAGCTGGGGTAGGGACGGACGATGTTGCCGTAGTGCGGCTCGGCCAGCTTGTCCCGTAGCAGGAACACGGGCTCGCTGGGCACTCCGTCGTCAGCACGGGTCACTCGCGGCATGCCGTTCTCGTCCAGCTTCCGCATATCGACCACCTCGACGCGCCCGAAATACTGCTTCAGGTAGTCGCGAAGATACTCAGCCTGCTCCTTGCGGCTCATACCCTTCGGGTACACGCCAGGACGCCGGGGCTTGCCGGGCAGGTTCATGATCACGCTGCCACCGTCTTTGGTGGCGGCATGGATCTGCCGCATGGTGGTGTCGAGCATCTCCTTGCTCGACTGGACATTGATGACATTCGAAACAGTCACCATGTCGTACTGACGAGTCAGCGCATCCGGGTCATGGAACGAGGTCCGGTTGGCCTCGAAGTCGTGCAGCGTGACATTCTTGCCGTCACGCATCAGACCGTTGTGGTAGTGCTCGGCAGGGAAGCCGAGGTCGTCAACGACAGGGTTACCAGCCGCGTCAGTCTTCAGCTTGCCCGCGCCAAAGTCGAGAATCTCAGCATCCTCAGGCAGGTCCCTGGCCAACCTAGCTGCCGCGTCACCCACGGCAGTCTTGGACTTGCGGGTCGAGGTTTTGGCAGCAGCCAGCTGGTCAGCGAGGGGGATCAAAGGAGCCCCACCATCGGTGACCTTGATGTTGGTCAGAGCATCCTCAGCAACCGAGACATGGACCTCCCCATTCCGGAAGGCGTCGTCAAGCTCGACATGCTTCGGGTCAACACGGACCTCTACGATTACATCCCCGTATCCGGCGGCTGCGCCATCGGGGCGGGTGCTGAAGTAGGTGCTGCCGTCTGCCCCACGGACAAACTGTCCGGAAGCGGCAATTCGGTCGGCGGCGTCTCGGTTTGTCCGGTGGAAGAGGGTGATTGTTCCATCGGCGTTTGTGGGGACTGGGGTACCGTCAAGCCCGACGAGTTCTGTTGCGTTCTTGTCGAAGGAGCGGGCTGAAGCCCTTGATCCTTGACCCGCGACATCGGGGGTTCGGGCAGGGACGCCTCCTGGGACTTCTCCGAACCCTCTTGCGGCGTACTTTTGCTGGACCCTTGCAACATTAGGTCCGTAAACATCGTCCAGTTGTTCGAGAGCTTTCGCATGACCTCGGTCTTCTAGCATCTTGCGGAACCCGCTCCCATCGGCGGTTCCGCTCTTGATTTGGAAGTGGTCGGCAATAATGGGACGACCGGACAGGTCAGCTTCTTTCAGTTCAAGCGCATCCAGAAGTTTGCGCGAGTCCGTAACAAACTTACCCTTGTTCAGGCGGTTGGAGCGGCGGACCACAGCAAACCCGCGAGGAAGCGGAACAGCCACAGCCTTGTCGTCAAACACAGACCGGACAGCGTTCTGAATCGTCTCAAGGTCGGAGTCAGAGCGTAGACGGCCAAAGTTGATCTCAAAGCCATTAGCTACCGCAGCCTTGGTTCCACCGCTGGCTGGGCGGGTGGCACCGCCAGGGAGGAATTCCCTCTGGCCTGCCGGGGTCATCTGGATGCCTTGAACCTCAGCGCGGCCATGGTACAGGCCCTCGGTCATGGCATAAGCCTCGGCCTGCGCTCGGGAGATGGGCTCGTATCCAGACTGACCTTTAGCGGCTGCAGCCTCGACAGACGCAATTCCCCCTGGCCGTGCAGTAGGGGACGGGATCATGCGGGCACCGCCCTCAGCACCACTCCGGGTGCCGAACCCAAGCGCCTCAGCAATCACATCGCCGTCAGGAACGCCCCCGGTACGGAGGATTTCCATGTCTCCCAGGTACTCGACCTTGGTGGCGTAGTCGGCACCGTGCAGTCCATCCAGAATGCCGCTGTTCTGGCTGGGCAGAGCATCGTCGGGCAGGATAATCGACTTGTTCTTTAGGACGCTGGTCAGGTCGTAGGTTTCGGTCACCTTGTGCAGGCGATTGCCACCCACCTCCGACTTGAGGCGCTTGTTGAACATCTTTTGGTAGAGCGTGGCAAACTCGTAAGAGTCGCGAGCAATGCCTTGCTTCGAGGCAGCCTCAACCACCTCGTCGGTCATGCTCTCCCAAAGTGTTTTGGCGTAGGCCCAGGATGCGGCCTGCACCTGATGCGGCTTCCAGCCAAGCTGGTCTGCAACCTGCTTGACCTGTCGCATCATGTAGTGATAGCGATTGCCCTCAACCTTCCAGCTGGGCTTGTTGATCGGGCCGCTGGGGCGCTCGGGCATGAACCCGAACAGTCGGGCCATCCACATGTCTTGGGTGGACCCGTTAGGCGTGCTCCGAGTCGGGTCGATACCCGACATGAGGTCGTTGTAGAAGTTGCGGGTCTTGAGGCCCTGCGTGATGTCCCCAAACCACTCGCCGTCGTAGAGGATGCGAGCCGCAAACTCCATCTGGTACTTGCCCTTGCTGCCAGTCTTGTTCAGCTTGGACAGGAACTGCTCGCGGGTCAGGCGCTTGCTGCGATAGTAGGCCTGAAGAGCGAACTCAAGGTTCGTCTCGACACCCGTGCCTGCCGAGTAGATAGCAACCAGCTGGGCAATCTTGTCAGCCTCCTCAACGCTGCCACCAGCAATGCGGAGGAGTTCTTGACCAGACTTCTCGTACCAATCCTTACCAATCTCGCCCCCTTTGGAGGCTTCGGTAAGTAGGGACTGAATAGAGTCCAGCTGCTCTTTCTTCGACAGTCCGGACGGGGCATCAAGCATGCCCTTGGTGCCCGCATAGACCATCTCTCCAGTGGTCTTGTCCTTGACCATCTTGTCTTCGTCAAAGACAAGCTCGGCAAAGCTGTAGTCGCGGTCGCCAGAATACTTAGGCCTGTTCCTCTTACCCCCGTAGGCAAGGACAAGCTCATCGGTCGGGACCGCAGCATCAGCTGCAGCTTGGGTCTGTTGGGGGGTAGCCCCACCAGCGCGGGCGCGAATACCTGCACGGTAGTGGAGCATGAACCGGGCAAGGTCGATGACCCCACCAAGCATGAGCCCCTCGACCGCAGTCTTGAGGCGTCCCTCAATCTCGTGGTCGTTTTCGTCAGCCTGAAGGAACTCACTGACGGGGTTGGCCAAGAACGGGTAGGCCTGAAGAAGGTCCGACAGTCGCTCCTCGTGCCCGTCCCAAACAGCAAAGTCAGCAATCGCGCCTGCGGTAGCACCACGCGCCACATCAATAGCCAGGGCAGTCCCGGTCGCACCGCGAGCCGTGGCGGCAGCCTGGGCAGTCTTAGACAGCTTGGGCGCGAGCGACATGGTCCGGCCCAGCTTGGCTCCCTTACCCAGCCACCCAACAACCGGAAGGAAACCAACCATGAAGTTGGTCAGTCCCTCGGTCAGGCCACCCGCCATCGTGGTGGGACGGTCGATCAGGCGATTGTCGTAATTCGGAAGGGCGTCAAACGCGACCGTATCGAGCAGTCCGTAGACATCTTGGACTGCCCCTTCAACACCAGCACCGATGCCACGAACGACCTCGCTAAAGAACCCAGGCCCCTCGCCTTGGTCCTGCGTCATGTCAACGGGGCTGAAAGGCTGGAGGACCCCGCTCTGGGCCCGCATGCGCCGAAGCTCTTCGTCGTAGTAACTCATCGCTGCTCAGTGACCTTTTTCTGGGTGTTCGCAAGCTCGGACTTCAGTTCCACAATGTCATCCAGAATACTCTTCTTGTTGGTCCAAGGACGAGACAGCAGCAGCTGCTGGAGGTGCAGGGCAACCACTGTCGCCTTGGTGTTGGCCAGTGGGTCGTCCTTCTTTCCGTAACGGTTGGACGCCTCAAGCCACTTGGCCCCGTCAGAGCCATTCCTGAATGCCCCAGTACGGGGATCAATGTTCTCAGCAAAGAACCGCTCGATCTCGTCATAGGTCCCGATTCTTAGCTGGGTCGGGTCGTAATCAGCTAGAAGCTCCATAGAGAAGTCCACCTTCCGCACCCGCACAGCTGGACGGGCTGACTCTCTACGCTCCCCAGCCGCTGGCGTGATCACTGCCTCTCTGGTGGCCGACAGGACGATTGACCCCTTACCCTCGATCACCCACTCAATTGGGAAGCCTTTAGAGGTCAGCATTCCCTGCGAGTAGGCCAGCGTGCGGATGACTTTGGGAGAGTCGTAGTCGTCGTCATCTAGGTACTCTTTTTCCAGCTGAAGCATCACGCGACGGTCCGACAATGCCCAAGGGTCAGGCGCACCGTTGCTGGGCTGACGCGCATTGAATCCGTAGGCGATGTTTCTCGGTGCCTCTAGGTCACTTGAGTAATAGACCTCGGTACTGATCAGCCTCTCGTTCTCAAGTTTGCCGGGGATCGGTGAGAGCAGATCAAAGTAGTTGACCGACCCGATATACGCTGCCTCTCCAAGCCGATCCTTGATTTCGTCTCCACTCAGGACCGCTCCTGCGGGAAGCTGGACGGGCTCAAGCCCATCAATAGCCTCCTCGTACACCTGAGGCGAGATAGCAAGGATGCTAGACCTATCCGCATCATCAAGCATTATCGTGCTTTGAAGGCCGCTGTTGATCTCCGTACCGGGATCGGTACGCATCTCAAAGTCCTCGAACCTAGCAGCCTTTTTCATGTTCTCGATCAGAGGGTCATAAGCGTCACTGCTATAGCCGGGATCAAACGACCAAAGATCGAGGTTGTCAAACGCCGCACGAACCTCGGGAGCATAGTCCGCTTCGTTATCCAAGATGCCCCAGGCCTTGTCCGGATCGTTGGTGAAAGAGTCCTCCGCAAGATCAGTCAGGCTCTTCTCAGAAATTAGCGCCGCCTCGGCATTCATAAGCGTTTGGGAAACAAGGCTCTCTTGCGCCTCAGCCTTCTTGATCGTCTCTGTGACGGTGGGCCTGTCTTCTTGGGGCTTACTAGGCGCAACCAAAAGGGCCTGGGTTGCCTCCCCCATCACCTCCTTTAGTTCTACAGCCGCCTCGCCGTCGAAGACGCTCTGATTTTCGCCGTTGGCCCAGTAGTCCGAGGCCCGCATGTCTGGCTGATTCTTAGAGGCAATCTCAAGCATCTTGGCTTTGATGCCCTCAACCAGTTTGCTCTTTACCTCGGCCAGTTGTTCAGGGGTAGGCGTGATCCCGCGATCACTCTCGTTTACTTGGCGTACAAAGTCGTTGTATTGGGTGACCACTACCTTGTTTAGGTAGTTGCCAGCATCGGTCCCGTTTTGGAGAGTCCTGTATAGATCAGTGACGACAGTGTCCCTGGGGTCATAGCCCAGCTTTTGGACAAGCTCTGTGTTGACCATTTCGATGGTCCAGTTAGAGGTGCCGCCCTCCAAAACGCTGCTTTTGCTGACCTCCCCGAACACCCTCTTTGCGGCCTCCCGCCTTTCGCGGACTTTAGCTTCCCGCAGATTGGTGACCGCAGTGTCCAGGCTGCTAAGAATTTCTTGAACCTCGCTGTTGTTGCTGAGGCCTTCCGGGGACTGGTCTTGGGCCTTTCTCAGGGCAGCACGAAGACGCTTCTTGTGAGCCTGAATGATGTCGTCGGCTTCCCCAATGAATTGGTCTGCGTAGTCACCGCTGAACTCACGAACTGCGGAGTCCACCCGGCCTTGCTGCAGCTTTAGCTCTTCGCCAAGGACACCAGTGGCAATGACCTTTTCGCCATTCCGCGCCTGCTCAACGAGGTTGAACGCCTCGGCTCTGGCTTGGTTGGTGGTTAGCTCGCCAGCCGCTACCGCTGCCCCCACAATGTCACCACGATCCAGCATTCCGGTGATTCGAGTGAGGGCGGTGGTGTCTGCCTCGTTGGATTGAGAGACAAAGTCTGCTTTGAACTCAGCCTCA